GCTTCTATTTCATAGAAATAGGCATCGTTATTGTCACTAGATAATAACGGAACAGCGTTCGGTACTTAAGTATAGAAGCGCTTAAGTAGCCACCCGAACGTTCTTCCCACTATTGGGGCATCACAACTCTCATTGTGGAAAAACATCTCCCTTAAGGAGGTATCGTATCTCACGATACGAAATGGTTAGGTCCTCAATCTCCTAACCGAATCAAGATCGCTGTTAGACAACGTCTTGACCAGACCAGTGCATCTCACGAGTTGATCATCCAAATCATTCGGGGCTACGGTATAGTATCTAAATGATTTCCGATGTCTCGAGATTGCAACTAGATTATGACACGATCCAAGTTCAGGTCCTTTACCAGAATGCAGTAGATTCGTCGTCTTAGAAAGACGGAAACAAACAACTTTATCCCACGTGTCACCTTGGGCCTCATGAGTTGTTTTTATGTTCTCCTTCTTAAACCCGGGAATCTTCAGAAGGGCATCTTTATCGGCTCTCGTGTGCGTTATGTATAAAACATCGTTTTCACACGGTATCTGGATTGGACTACTGATTGGAACCAAATCAATCGAACGTTCAACCACGCTCGCTGTCTTCACGCTTTTGTTTTTGTAAAACATTGACTTCAAACAATACGTGGCATCTCTTGGGCATCTATAAGTTGTGGTTTGAGTCTCAATTTCTCCCGACAACTTATGGTGCTGCATGCGAAACTCAGGTAACCTAGATATGAAGGGTACTTGCTCGGTATCACCTAAAGCAATCACTTCACTAACCTGAGCCAAAGTTGCGGCTGCATACACGCAACCAGCATGCGTCAAAAAGCACTCATCGAACAACATTCTGCTGGCGGAAAACCAAGATTTCAACATCAGGTAACTGTCGACTGTCCTAATGCGGTACTTCATCGCTTCAGGGCACGTCAACGCTTCCTTCAACTCATCTGATGAGCTTCTGTTACTCGTCAACACAATGTCGGGATTCGCATCCAATCTCGAAATTTTCTTGAGATGGGTTGTTTTCCCACAACCCGCAACACCATCAACGATCTTAACAGAAAACCTTGGTTTAATTTTCAATGCGCTCTCAAGAGCAGGAATCAACCTCTGCCCGGAATTAAACACGCATGAATCATCAACCACGATTGCACCGTAACGACGCAACGACGCAAAACATTGATCGGTAAAGGACTTTCCATCATTAGTCCATTGAAGACTCACATAACCATCTTCTGTCATAGCCCTTTCATATGGTTGTAAGTCTTTCGTATTCGGATACCATCTGTTCTCAAACGGTATGAACACCTTCACTGACTCATTTCTACCTTGAAGAGAACTATATGTATGGGGTGTACTAGCTGGTTTCCAGTTTATGTACGATCCCAAAGTTCTCAGATTCCTCGTGTTGACAACTTCAAGTTCATTAAAGTAGTGAATTGCTTCTTTAATGCTCTCGGCATAAGGATTAACGGTAGAATCGTCGGCGGCAACATCAATGGTCTGAGGAGTCAATGAAAGCGAATTCGTTGCGGCAACCAACTCATCCTTCACTTCGCATAAATCCAACAGCGGTAACAGACCATCGGGAACATCAGGTTTTTCCAAAACTTTGGCAATCGTTATCAAAGCTCGGTCCCTGGCATCTAAGAAATCTTTCCTCTTTTTCTCCTCTCGTTCAATCTCGACCTTCTGCGCCAAGTGCTTGTTCATGAGATTATAAGAGCACTCAGACACATCGAGGCACGACGGGAACTCAAGATTCCTTACGAAAGTCTTCCAGACCACCATCGATTTCAAACTCGCGGGTGTACCTTCCACGAAGTTGAAATCGGAATCAGTCAGCGTCAACCCAAAGAACGCTCGGATCTCACGAAGCGTCTCACGGATGAAGCTGCGGGACTGTAAAAGGGTAGTATCATCCCTAATCTTTTTCAGCGTTTTGCCTTTGATACATCTAAGACCAACAGATTCGATCATATCCGGAAGCTTTTCAAAATTCTTAAACCCAAGATCATCATCGGGCAAAATCGATTTTTGAATGTCAACAAGCACATCGGATAGAGTCTCATCGGAATTTCTCGCTTTTATTTCCTTTTCGCGATATTCGTCGATGTTTCTGTTGGCCTTAGTCGCGACGGCAGCCAGACCAGGGGCAATCATCTTGTATCTCCATGCCGCCATAGCGTAAAATGTAACCGCTAACGGAACATATTCTTCGTTCTTAATAGGACTGCCACTACGCATAGTGATCCCATTAATGACGACATGGTTAGACGAGGAAGACAACATCGTCGCAATATACTGGACGACGGTTTCAGCATTTTTCTCCTTCGAATACTGACGAAACGCAGCTTCGGAAACGTACCTGACCAACGATTCATCCATCAGTGCCCAACGAATTTCAAATGATTCAGTGAACCACTCGTGGGACACTGGCACGGCCAGTTTGACGAAAACCTTCTTCCTAAGTCGAGTTAACCACGCACATGAGATGTCGGACAAAGGCCTCATGTGGTTCATCGTGATCCCATCGGTCATGCTGAGAGTCATTTCAACAATGAACACACCATTCAAGTCGTTAGTTCGTTCCACTCTATAAGAGTACCCGTCACCAACGATAACTTGATTAGTAATCATATACTGAGACAACACCGAGAAATCATGAGAGTAACTCAATCCAGGGGCATCCACAAAGTGGAAATGAATGAGTGGTTTCACCTTACCGTCACACTCAACGTCTTCCTTTTCCCAATCAACGTTGAGGAAGGGTATATGACCAGAGTCATAAATCATCATGGCAGGATCCATCATAACGGTAGCTATCAACTTTCGTACCCCACGTCGCACACAATGTTTTGCAACGGTGGTGATCGGAATGTCGCTGATGGAATGTATCGCCATGGCATACGGGGCCTGGACATTGCAGTCTTCAAACTTCTTGCAACAAAAATCCACCGGCAGATCTTTGTGATGTTTTTCGACAGCAGAAGCTAAGGACATGTACCTATCGGTGTGACGAGCCCCGTCCCTCACATCCAATATCGGACAACACGAATGGACATTAGATCGCCCATGTTTAGCATGGGTGACGTAATTACCACCGAGATCGATGATCTTCTCGGTTTTGGTGTTGAACTTCTTGTACACATCTAAAGTCTCGCACACCCTGTGTGCGGCAGCAAAACTATGTGAAGATTGGCATGAATCCTTGAACGCTATTTCCAAACCCGGGAAACTGGTCTTCAAGGCATTTTTCTCGTCAGCAGTCAGTTGGAATCCAACGTTCAACTTCTGGAAATCACCATTATTAATGTCAACTTGAGACTTGATCTCTCTCAAGGCTACCTCTCCTAGAAAACGACCTACGTACGTGGTCTCGTCAGATCTGACATGTTCAATATAGCTATTTAATAAGCTATTGATGTCAACAAACGGAACACCAGAACGTGAAGAAGAAGGCAATGAATCCTGATCCATTTTGTGGAGGTTGTGTTCTTATTCGAAGCACAATAC